TATGTAGGATCATGGTACACGATTGATGGACCAACAAAAACACAATTGAATTATGTGTCTTGGGGCGAAAACACATATATTTATACATTTGACATTACAGATGCAACTGCGACTGCAACTGCAAGCACTGGTCCCAAATACAAAATAAATAATTTGTTGTATTATGAAGGTGCTGAACAGACCACAAAAATTTCACTTGCCGAAAACAATGAAATTGCATTAATACCAAAAACCACATACACCAATTTAACCGTAGTTGATACTAACTATGATGACACGCTAGTAATTGAACCATTATATAGCAACACACAATCTGTGTATCAAGTGTTCAAAAATATTAAAATGGATGAAAAGAATGGCAATTTAATTGTGAATGCAGTAATTGATACAAAAACATCGGATTCGGGAACAGGAACGGGAACGGGAACTGGAACGGGAACGGGAACGGGAACAGGAACGGGAACATCCGGATTTAGAAACATTGAAGGATTTGCAACAACACCAACAAAAGCAATTAATGTGTATGACAGACAAATGACAGTATCCGGACTCATTGCAACACCAACAAATGTATATACTGAAAGACCCACTGAGGATCCATCAACCAAAATGAAAGACGCAACCAATCCATATTTTGTGCCTGATGCAATTGGAAACAACACAATATTGTATTGGCCATCCGGCAAAAACACATTAGTCTGCATTTTCCCCAATTATTGCTCTAGCATGACAAAGGGTATTGAGACAATAAAGATTCTGCAATTATCAATAATTGACGCAGATGCCCCACCACTTACAGATTTTAAAAAGGGTGAGGAGAAGGACGACAATTCAGACAAGATGATGGACGATTATTTGAAATGGTCAAAATACATGTTAAAGACCGAGGTTGTGCCACCGGTTTGCCCGGCGTGCCCTTCTTGCGCCAGTGGTGGATTATGCACTGACTGCGGTGGCAAAGGTGGATGCGGAACCAAATCAAACGACGGTAAATCGCTTGCGGACACTAATAACATCAGTGATGTAAAAGGACCATCGAGTGCGGTTGCATCGCTCGGCAAAAGTGCAGGCGATGTGGTTGGTGGCACCGTGGATGCTGCAAGTGGCGTGATTGGTGGTACTGTTGGAACAGCAGGCAATATAGTAAGTGGCACTGTGGGTGCGGCAACTAATTTGGTCGGAGGAACCATTGGAACCGCAGCAGACTTGTTGAAATCAACTGGTTCGGGATTGTCAAGTTTATTATCGGGCGATGTAAGACGAGTTGGATACAATCAGTCTTACCAGGGTCAGGGCAATGGATACAACCGAAACAACACAGGAATATATCAACAGACAAATGCGGCACCATCCAAAATCGGCATGGCAGACACAGTGCCAATTGATATTTATTCATACAATGGCGCATTGCAGTCAAAGGGAACTGATTTCAGACCCCTAACAGCAGATTTCGGCGCATTTTCCAAATAAGTGCTATGCGTTCATAAGAGGATTTAAAATTATGAATTATTTGTAGATAGAGAGATTTTACAAATAATACAAAATGAAGGAGTTGCAGATTAAAACAGAAGAATTGAATGCCATATTTGATAGAGAAAAGGCAGCACAAGAAATCAAAACCATATTGTCAAATTTCGACAAAGAGCACAAAAACACAAATTACAAGAAGGGATTCTACATATATGGTTCGTCGGGTGTGGGCAAAACCATGTTTGTGTCAGCAATATTAAAAGAAATGAATTATGACATTATTAAATATGACGCCGGCGACGTGCGCAACAAAATGCTCATTGACGCCATAGCAAGCAATAACATATCATCACGCAATGTGTTGGACATGATGCACAAGAAGTCGCGCAAAATCGCAATATTGATGGATGAGATTGACGGCATGAATAGCGGCGACAAGGGTGGATTGAACGCCTTGATAAAACTGATACGACAGAAGAAAACAAAAAAACAGAAACAGGAGAATACGACACTGAACCCAATCATCTGTATTGGAAACTACAACATAGACAAGAAAATCAAGGAATTGATGAAGGTGTGCAATGTGATAGAACTGAAGACACCGACGCAACCACAGATGAAAACATTGATTGGGCATATTTTTCCGGCGTTGCCGATAGAGAAACAGGAAACTGTGAAAAATTATGCCATGGGCGATTTGCGAAAATTGGAATTCATAAAAAAGTTGTGTGAAAAGAAACCCGAATTAATAGATGACGCGGTTCTTAAAAAGATACTGAATGTGAAAACATTCAACGAGGACACCAACAAAATCACACAGATGTTGATAACAAAACCGCACAAGATAGAGGAACACAACGTGGTTTTAAATGAAACAGACAGGACTGTGGTTGCTCTATTGTTACACGAAAACATCGTGGATGTGATGCCCCCGATGAGTCAGGCAATGCCGTTTTATTTGCGATTTTTGGACAATATGTGTTATGCGGATTACATTGACCGCATCACGTTTCAGAATCAGATATGGCAATTCAATGAGATGAGCAGTTTGATGAAGACATTCAACAACAATCGCATATTTCACAAAACCATGGCACATAATAAAAAGAAAGTGAAAATGGCGCCAGAAGAAATCCGATTTACCAAGGTTCTCACAAAGTATTCGACGGAATACAACAACATAGAATTCATACACGAATTGTGTAAGAAGATGGACATGGATCGCAAAGATTTGGTGGCATTTTTCCAGGAGATGCGATTATTCTACATGGAAAAGAATGCCGATTTTTTGAACGACTCGGCAACAATGAATTCGATAGAGGTTCTATTTGAGAATTATGAAATCAACAAATTGGACATAAAACGGATTTATCGGTATTTAGACAGAAATGTGAAAAAAACGGAGACCAAAGAGGTTGATGATTTGGATTTGGACGAACTCTAATTGGCAATTGCATATGTGCGCAACTTGAGACATATTTTTTCTTTAGTTTCGACGCCTTCGTCATCTTCTAGAATGTCGGTGTTATTCACATAATCGCAAATTATTCTGACAAATAATTCGAGGAGCATGGGCAAATCGTCTTTTTCCACATTGTTGAATAATTGTGGGTCAAGTTTTGCCACATTATCATAGAAGACTTCGGACTTATTGACGGTGTAATTAAGTTTTTGTCTGATAAACAGAATGGTTGATATCAATTTAATGAATATTGGCGATGACATGTCAGACAAGTGTGCATTGACTTCTGGATATTTCTTGAAGATTTTAAAACTCATTTATATTATCTGTATTTATTTTGCTAATCAATACAGATTCAGATTTTGGATCAATTTTCATCACTTTTTCTGAAGATCACTTATCTTAAATAAGGGTTCGCCCTTATTAATCGGATTTGTACCGGAAATTAGAGGTGATGGTGCTGGTGCAAGCACTGGTACAGGCATGGGCACGGGTGCAAGCACAGACGAAGGATTCAACAACTTCTGTATGATCTTCTCCAATTCGGCAATTCGCGCATCCCGTTTAGCAATCTCCTGTTGTTGCGCCTTCATCATTTCAACTGCCTGCGCCGGACTAATTTCCATTGGTGCCTCGCCCGGTCGTTGCAGCACAATTTTGGCATTTTGCGCCTGTTCCTTCTCCATTTCTTTCCTGCGTTCTTCCAATATTTCTTGAATCTGTTTCAAGACATCCGGTTTCATCTTGGGTTCACCCGGTTCATATTTAAGAAGCAACCCATCAATATCATCCATGAAAAACTTCTTAATAGATGCCTCGCTCGCATTCTTTATAAAGTGCTCTACAGTTTTAGGCGACTCTTTCATAAACTCATTGTATCCCGCCTCCAGCAAACGCCGTTTGTCAAAAGTATTGTGTTCATGCGAAAAACACAGGATGGTTTTCATCGGGTCTAACTGCACAAACGGCACCGTGTAATCCTTCAAGAAAGCGCGCTCCTCGGCAAGTGCTGCCGTCTCCTCATATTTGCTCGTCTTCAGCAATTCCGCACGAAAGGCAAACGTGCCCGCAGTGGCGTGATTCTTCTGGTAAGGACCAAACTGGATCATGCGTTGGATGTGTTTAAAATATATATAAATCTCACTCGACCCGGCACACATTGCCGCAGGGTTTTCCAACAGGCGTTCTACTGCGTGTTCAATGCGGTCGGGTGGATAATAGTCGTCGTCATCCATGTAGACGATGATGGACCCCTTACAATGACTATGCATCAAATTGCGTTTGGCGCCGAGATACATTTTTTGTTCGACTTCAAAATATTTGATTTGACTAATGCCCGACGCGGTTATGAGGTCCTGGATTTTGTCGGTGCCATCATCGACAATAATCCACTCAACCCGGTCCTTAGGATAAGTCTGGTTCTTAAAACATTGAAACATCGTTTGTATGAACGGTCGCCGATTGAATGTGGGTGTACATACAGAAACAAATGGATAATATTTTTTAGCAGATTTTGCGGAATTTTTCGGCATGAAAATATAGATAATTAAAATCTCTATTTTCTAAACGCTTTTGTATGGTTTATATATTCTTTCAAACATGGTTTCTGCATTTGGTATTTTTTTCAAATCTTGTTTTTCAATATTTTCAATATTTTCAATATTTTCTTTAATCTCTTTGGAAAGTTCTTCAAATTCGTTGCCCAACTCCTTGACTTCTGATTGACCAATGCCGTATTTTTCCAAAACAGAATATAGTAATTTAAATACACCTGCAATTCCCAAACCAAGCATTACTGTTTTAAAAGTCTTGGATTCTATTTTCAAAAGATTTCCTATATTTGCTTTCAATGTAAACAACAGAATAATTTGATGTGAATTTAGCATAATAAATCGGAGAGCATCTTCAATTCCATTTTTGAATTTAGAAAACACCTCTCGGTCAAATATAACTTTTCCATCATTCATGTGTTTATTATTTTCGGCAACTGCCGAGAATGTGCCAAAAAATCCATTTATTTTTGGCAAACGCACAATAGAGAAATAAAACATGTATGCTGCAATGATGAATGATGAAAATGCAATGGTGGGTTGATAAAACATGGCAAATTTGAACACAATGAATATAATATAAAAAATTGTCCCAGTCAACAGTTTGGTGAAAAATGATGGAATCACTTCAGTGGCATTTTCGATGATCCCTTTGGAATGGTCCACCATGATATTTTTCATGTATTTCACCACAAAAATAATACCAATTACACTAGACAATTGAGCATTGCCTTTGAATAAAAATATAGAATTGAATAATTTGGTAATCAAGTCACGTATGTAATTGCGAAGTCCTACAGGCGATTTGTTGTATTTGCGAATGACATCAATTAGGCGATTTATTTGATTGCGCAAATATTCAAAAACAGAGTTCAACTGTTTCAAGAAATAGGGGACAGAAGCAAGGGAAGCAGATAAAATAAAAAAGAATACGGAGCGTTTTCCAAATAATGTATTTTCCATGGTAGAGTTAAATTTGCCGGGAATGCTTTCCATAATAAAAGTTTCAATGGTTGTGACAATTTGAACAATATAAATTGTGAAAAAATGCGTAAATTCGTTTTCTTTCAAGAATTCAAATGCATCTTCAAAGCGAAATTTGGTGGGGTTCACAAAAAAAGTGTAATACCAATTGTGGGCAATCAAAAATGACAAAAAGGTCACAAACAGGGAATTGAGGATATTCTTTATCATTTTTTCATCATTTTTAGTGCCGTTTGCCTTTCGCACTGCCCAACCAATCAAATCGAATTTTGGAATGTTTTTGGGATACTTGATGCTGCTCTTCTTTTTCTTTTTGCTGCTTTTCTTTTTGCTGCTTTTCTTTTTTGATTTCATGCCTTCAATAGATCCATTATCACTGTCACTATCATTGTCAAACCCTTCAACATCACTGTCACTATCAAAACCTTCACCATCACTGTAATTAGCAAACTCTTCTTCACCTTCACCTTCTGTCACAACGGCAACTTCCTCAGCATCTGCTGCCTCATCTGCTGCCTCTTTTGCCTCCTCTTTTGCTTCTTTGGCAACTTCCTCAGCATCTTCAACATCTTGTTTTGCATCTTCTACTGCTTGTGCTGCATCTTTTTTTGCTGCATCTACTTTTTTTTTTGCTTCATCTACTTTTTTTGCACTTGCTTTTGCATTTTCATCTGCTTTTTTTGCTGCTGCCGTTGTTTGTTGAGATGCTTTTTTGGCACTGGATTTAAAACCTTCTACACCACCACGAAAAAAATTATTGGCAACATCAAATGAATCATCATAAATGGATTTCAACAATTGCATATTTGAAAAATTGTTTTTTTCCAATTCTGTCATTTTAAGTGCCGTCAAATCATTGAAATTATCACTAAATCGGAATGCATTCATTATATATAATACGTTTCAGTTATATATAACTAATAAATTATCTGGCATACATTAATCCACAATATCCGCCAACAAAAGACAGAATATTATATCTTTCTTCAAACAGGGTCAGATTGTAATTGTATTCATAAAGTCGCCATGTTGCCGCGTTGGTTCCGATGACCACACCATCATCATTGCAAGTTATTTGATAATTCGCATTTTGCACATCGATTTGCGGCACAAAAGTATTGATTTCCAATTCCACTGTTTTGAATTTCGACATGTTAATGGCGCCCGACGGTTGGTATTCGCGCGGGTTCGTGTTCAAACAGAAGTTGTAGCAATAAAGACCTTCGGGGGCAAACCCGGCAGTGCGCGTGTATTTTTCAATGTAATCATACACCTCACGTGTGAGCAAGTTTTCGCGATATTCGCCATTCAACAAAATGCCCATAGTTTCCAAAATCTCCTTGCGGTTTTCCACATTGAATTCGTTGGTGATAAAATACCCAGTCTGTTGACCACTGGGGTTCAAAAAAGGACCAACCGGGTCGCCGGTCAAATCCAACACAAAATCCGGGTCATTGGCAACAACCGGGGCATTCGTAATATTGCCGGGCACAACACGATAAGGCCAATTGGTGTAATTCGACCATTCATTGCGCATAAAAACATCATTGCGCTGCAAATACCACATCCAATTTGCAACCATGCCACTTGTGAGAATCTTGAGTTTTTTCGCCCCCGTCACATTTTCAAAACGGTATTCAAACACGTCTTTAATGAGATACGCCTGGTCTTCGGCAGTAAAATTGCGCACTTCGTCTTTAGAAAGGAAGCAGTAATTTGCTAAAATATGTACATCTGCATTCCATGTTGTGGATTTGTTTTGATAGTTGTCGGCACTCAGATTCACTGCTGGTGGACTCTGCAAAAACCGGTAAAACAACATTTCGTCGCGTGTGTAATCCGGTTTCATGATTGGGTAATTGTTTCCGGCATCATACACATCGCGAATCTGGTAAAGTTCTTCCACAGAGCGCATGGTGACACTAATGGTCAATTCATTGTATTGCAAAGACACCAGGGGAAAAGCACATTTGCTGTCTAAACAAAACCATGTATTAAGAGGAATGTATAAAGTGCGCCCACGGATACTGGGTTCGGATCCCAAAGTGTTAGTGGTGTAATATGCGGATGGATACGAATTGACGCGCCCCTGAGAATTTGCCGGGTCATTTATGTCGGCAACATTGCCAGTCATGGAATAGAACAGATTCTTTTTATTCACATCAAAATCGCGTTCAACCATCGCTGCTAAATATTCGCCGGAATATTTCTGAAGAGTGAAACTGCCACACCGAATCTCGATTTCCTTAATAAGATGGGTGCCGATGTTTTTGATCCATCGAAAATCATACGACGACCAATTGTTGTTTGTTTGTGGGCAAGGATGATGAATGGGACTCCAAATATGAGGAAGCGTGACAACCACATAAGTATCCATCAACAAATCGGCATGTCTAGGAACCTTGAAATTGAATACAGACTGTTCAGACAGGCGCAAATCGCGTTGCCCGTCATAGTCAATGCGAAATTTTTGCATTCCAAAATTCGTGTATTTAGAGTAAGTAACTTTGAAAAATGTTTTGCTGGGATTTCCTGTAAGAATGACGTTATTATTTCCTTCTGAAATTATGTTCAATAGACCTCCTGCCATATTAATAATATAGATAGAGAAATATAGTATCTATAATATTTTTTGTGCATAGTGTATAAATAGAATGCATCCAGTGAAAAAAGGGTTGATTTTAGTAATAATAATTGCATCTTTTGTGATAATTTACAATTTGTTCACACAGAATGAAATTATTAAAAAAGAGATCCAGAAACAAATTGATGTGCAGAAAAAAGAAATAAATAAGGAGGGATTCGAAACGACGACATCAACAACCGTGCAAAATGAAATGACGGAATTGCGCGAGTCGGCAGAAAAAAAAGGTCTTGAATTGACAATTCAACCAATTGCCGAAAAATACATGGAATATCCATTGCGCGAGTTTATGATAAAATCTTCATACAACAGTGCAATTGTTAATAATACTGCCAGCAAAGATGCCATTGCATTTGTGCTTGGTCGCGGATGCCGATTGCTCGACTTTGAAATATATACTCGGCAAACTCCCAATGGAAAGGATGAAGAGTATGTGTCTTATTCGGAGGACCCCGAATACCGAAAAATAGAGACGGGATTGACGCTCAGTTTAGAAAATGCTTTAAATGCTGTTGCGGCAAATGCGTTTTCGCCGCCATCACCGGCACCTGGCGACCCGTTATTCATACAACTGCGAATCAAGAATAATACCAATGCGGCATACAGCAGAATATCATCATTGATAGACAAAATTTTGGACAAACGGGTCTATACAGTTCCGGTGACAGGAAGCACACCATTGAAGGACATCAATGGCAAGGTCATAATTATATTGGATGTATTATCGGCACCGGATTACAATAGATATAGCAAATGTTTAAGTACGGATTTGGGTTGTATTGAGTTAAAAACTAAAATAGGAATGCTGAGTGGCACCACGGATTTGCCAAAATATTCATACACGGATTATTATGATTTGACGCTAAGACCGATCATGATCACGCCCAATTCGGACCGCACAGATGTGCGAACATTTATGATGGTTGCGCCACCCGAGGTCGGTGGCAATAAAATGACATTTCCAAATGATAATGCTTTATTGAAACTGCCGGCGCAGATGTTATTGGTTCCATTTTACAATCAGACAGAGGATTTGAAAAAATACGAGGCAAAATTCAACACATGCAATTCGTCATTTTGTGCAATTGGACCTGTGCAACGCACGGCAAACAGAAAGAATGCCGAAAAACTGCAATAATTTCTTGCAATAATATATAGTTGCAATGCCAAAATATGAAAACTCTATTTGTGAAGACAAGATGACTTTTCAGGAATGTGAATTGGCAATATTGCGAAAAGCAATTGACGAGGGAGAAACAAAACAGGGTGAGATGGTTGCCAAGAACGAGGATGTGAAAAAAATAATCGGCATTTTAGAAGATTTTTTGAAAATAAAGCGCGTTATTTGTTATGGCGGAACGGCAATCAACAACATTTTGCCCAAGAATGACCAGTTTTACGACAAGGATATTGAAGTCCCCGACTACGATTTTTATTCGAATTCGGCAATGGACCACGCAATCGAGTTGGCAAACATATATAATGAACATGGATACACCGAAGTAGAGGCAAAGGCAGGCGTGCACCATGGAACATACAAGGTGTATGTGAACTTTTTGCCTATTGCCGACATCACCCAATTGCACTCTATGATTTTCGACGAATTGTATGAAGCATCCATCAAGATTGCTGGCATCCATTATGCGTCGCCCGATTTTTTGCGAATGGGCATGTTCTTGGAATTGTCGCGACCCAACGGCGACATCAGTCGTTGGGAAAAGGTGCATAAGCGCCTGATTCTGCTAAACAAGCATTATCCATTCAAGTCAAACACAAAATGTGACAAAATCGAATTCCAGCGCAAAATGAATCGCCCTCTATCTGGGAAAGGAAAAACTAATTATGTTGTGCAAAAAGACAACATGACAATAGAGGAAATCGAGGCAGAAGTATTCACCATTGTGCGCGACGAATTGGCGTCGCATGGTGCCGTATTTTTCGGCGGATATGCTTGCGGTCTGTATGCTAAACACATGAAGGACGGCGAGAAACAGGAATTTGCCAAAATCCCCGATTTCGATGTAATCATAGAGGATTCCGACCATGTTGCGCTAATCATAAAAGAGCAATTGGAGCAAAGTGGATATACCAAGATTTTATTGATAGAACACGCGGAAATCGGCGAAATTGTTCCGCGCCATATTGAGATAAAAATTGGCAAGGAGTCTATAGCATTCCTGTATGACCCCATCGCGTGCCACAATTACAACACAATCACTGTTGGAAATGACATGGAAATTAATGTGGCAACCATTGACACAATTTTGACATTTTATTTGGCGTTTATGTATACCAAGAAACTCTATTATTACAAGGACCGATTGAGTTGTCTTGCGGAGTACCTGTATGATTTGCAGGAAGACAACCGGTTAAACCAGAAGGGACTGCTTAAGCGATTTTCGATGAAATGTTATGGAAAACAACCGACGATGGAAGATATTCGCGCAAAGAAGGCGCAAAAATATGCCGAGATGGCGTCAAAGAAGGGCACGCATGAATATGAAGAATGGTTTCTGAATTACAAACCAAGCATGGGCAAGAAGAAAACTACCGTGTCAAATAGTATTAGCAAAAATGCCAATAATGCTGCCAAGAAAATAATAAAATCACCCAAACCCAAGAGCAGACAACGCGTGACACAATTCAAACAGGATAAGCGAAAGACCCGGGCAATTCGCAAACCCAAAAACGAGTATTTATTCTAGTGATGACATTTTATTGCTACATTTTTGTAGGAATAAAATCAGATTTATTTTTCGGAAATTACCATTGACATGGTGTTTGCGTGGTCATGAATTTGGTCGATAGTTATGCCAAAATCTTCTGAACTGTCTTTGACACCTTCTGTGCTGTTTTTGACACCTTCTGTGCTGTTTTTGACACCTTCTGTGCTGTTTTTGACACATTCTGTGCTGTTTTTGACACATTCTGAACTGTCTTTGACACATTCTGAACTGTCTTTGACACCTTCTGTGCTGTCTTTGACACCTTCTGTGCTGTCTTTGACACATTCTGTGCTGTCTTTGACAGTGTCGGTTGCAACGCAACCTTCAGAATCGGTGACCTCTTTTTTCTTGTCGAATTTCGTTTTGACGACGTCTTTTGTTCTTGGTCTTCCTTTTTTTTTCGCGGGTTTTTCTTCGGCGTTTTGCTCTACGAAATTTTCGTTTTTTTTTTCAGTAGATGTGGTTGCAACAGAAGAATCATGCGTAATGCTTGCAATGCTTACAATGCTTTCTTGATTTATATAACTATCATCGCTTGCTTCACTTGATACAGATGCATTACTAGAAATATATGAATTTGCTTCGCTTACTTCGCTAGACACAGATGCATTGCTGGAAATAGGTGAATTTGTTATGCTTGCATTGTTTGTTATGCTTGCTACACTTGACACACTTGACACACATACATGTGAAATTATTGCATTTTTTATAGGCGATGTCAATTCCAAATATGGTCCATCACTTTCATCAGAGTCATCTTCACTGGTATTATTGGGTGGCGGCGGAGGATCAATGTCATCATTGATTTCGTCATTAATTTCCTTTTTGAGAAGTTCCATTTTATTGAGCAACTTGACAAGATATTTAGTCTGCGTGCTTTTGAAAAAATCCATGTACCCCAAATAGAGATTGATTTGGTCTTTCAACACAGAGTTATCATATTCCAGTGTTTTAATGAAATTGGCAATACAAATGCCCGATTGCGATTTGGAAGTATACGCCATGATGTTGTCGCAGTTATTATTGAAATAATCAATGAGTGCATAAAGCAACAGACATACATCATCATGCATTTTTGAAATGTCGTCGACGCTGTATTCAAAAAAAGGGTTCAAAATGTCATAAACAGGTGGTTCCGATATTTTTTTGGGAACATCATATTTGTATTCTTCAAACAGGGTTTTGATGAGTTTGAATAATTTATAATAATCGCAATACACCCTGTTTGAAATGAGCAATAGAGATTTGTTGAGGTTTTCATTATCTACACTAAATGATTTTATTTGGAAATTGAAGGATTCAAGACAAAACAGGAATATTTTTTTATAACTGTTTGCCGAAATCATTTCCGAATAAATGTTGCGCAACTTCTCTATTTTTGTTTTGATGGATGCCGAATTCAAAATAATTGTGTGAATATTTTCTTTGACGATAGAGAATTCATAATTTAATGTTTCTAATTGTTCTTCCATTTATATTATGCATGGAAAAAAACACAGGTTGAATTCGATTATTCCACCACCACATATTCCGCATCCTTTGTGTCTACTTTGTTAGAAACATTTGTTTCTGCCTTGTTTGAACCCTCTGCACCATCTTCATCTACTTTGTTTGAACCCTCTGCACCATCTTCATCTACTTTGTTTGAACCCTCTGCGCTCTCTGCATCTACTTCGTTTGAAACATTTGTCTCAACATTTGTTGCACACTTGTTTGAAACATCTGTTTCTACTTCATTATCAACCTCGTTATCAACTTTGGTATCAACATCTTGTTCAACTTCATTCAAAACCTCTTGTTCAACTTCATTTAAAACTTCTTCTACTTTTCTTTTGACAACTCTTTTTTTGCGAAACAACTTATCATCATGTGTATCTTCATCATTTGATTCATAATAATCAATGTTTTCACCAAATGTGCGGCGCTTGTCACACAGGATGTTTGCATCATCTAAATTGCACCAACCATTATCCATCAAAGGTTCCGGTTTTAATTCCGGTTTTTTGGGAATAGCAAAATTATAAGTCTTTATCATTTTCACATCAATCTTGCCGATTGCACGAATGCAATTTATGAGGTCCGACACAGTAATTGGTCTGGGTCTGGGGTTTTGTTTCTCATTCTCACTATCACGTATGACTTCATCTAATTCTTTTTCCAACATGTCAAATGCATTGCGTATAACCTGACACACATTAATTGCAGTTGCTATTCCGAGTGCGTAATTTGTCCAAAAGTAATTGGCATTATTGTGACCGACAACTGCTGTCCAAAAAGCAACAATTGCGACATTAACTGAAAGGGGGTATAATAATTTTTGAAAATTCATTTTGCCGAGAGAAACTAGTATTTATGCCATGGACAATTGCAAATCAATCACAGATCAATTTTCTGGTTTGCCCCTCGCACAACAATTTAGCAAAAAATAAAATGTCATATAATATACACAAATGAGTGGAGGTATAAATTTAACACAAAATGACAAAGAGTTTGAAACACAGGCAATTTCGGATGTTATAAAAGGTGATACAACAAAACCCGAAGATGAAGAGGACCCAAAAGATTTGCCAGAAAAAAAAGTGCCGGAAGTAAAATGGTCAAAAGAAAGCGAGAAAATCCCGAGTGAATGGTGCGACATTGCAAAATGCTACAAGTGGTTACACAACCGCGCCCACCAAAAGTATTCTGTATTGCATGCGTGGTTCACGATTCCTGCCATCATTTTCTCTACTATTTCGGGAACGGCATCTTTTGCGCAAGCAAGTCTGCCCATATCGTTCCAGGCGTATGCACCCATGGTAATCGGTTCCGTGAACATCATCATCGGCATTTTCACAACTATCCAGCAATATATGAAAATCTCCGAACTGAATGAGTCATACAGAGTGTCGAGTATTGCATGGGACAAATTCGCGCGCAACATTAGCATCGAACTTGCCAAGGCGCCGGAGGAGCGAAGCATGGATGCGGGGCATTTTCTAAAAGTGTATCGCGAGGAATTCGACCGTTTGATGGAGACAAGTCCATCCATACCAAAGGGAGTAACAAAGGAATTCGTGTCAACTTTCTCTGGTAAGAAACCGTATTGGTGCTGGCCCGAACAAGATGATCTGGATGACGAGGAGAAGGACGAAGAGGTGCGCAAGACCCAGTTCAAATCTCTTAAGAAACCCGACGAGTGTGATACAATCATTGTGTCTGAATTGGACAAACATGATTGGTATAATCCGGCAAGAATTCCTGTTATAATTGCTCCGCCACCGCCACCCTCTGCTCCTGTCATTGACGAGAAATCAATTGAAAACATGCTGTCGCAGAAGATACGTGTCATACAGGATAATGTGAAGAAGGAGGAAGAAGAGAAACGCAAATTGCAGGACGAGAGTCGATGGATCGAGGAGGAGAAGAAGAAACTGGAGCACGAGGAGAATGAACGCCGAGAAAAGGTGCAAAACCAGTTCCGACAGGCAGCAATAGAGGTGGCAAACAAGATTAAGGTGCAAAACAAGAAGATTGATGATTGTGTGAAACTGTTCCGGGATAATTATACTCGTGACCCTTTGAAAGAGGAATTGCAGGAATCATTGAAGGGGCAGGTGGATGATGAAATACTTGAAAAGTATTTGGAGAAATACAAGGGCGATAACAATGTATAAGAATCTTCTCAAGAAGATTCGACTCTTAGAAGAATCTTCTCAAGAAGATTCGACTCTTCTTTGGAAGAATCTTCTTGCATTTCATTTTTGCAAATCATTTCAAAAATGAAAATAATACTTAATTTAGAAAAACCCTTTAATTGTGTTAAACAATGACTTGCGTTCATCCGACACAGAAATGCCTTGAGGCATTTTCACAGATGTCATTGATTTATTCAAATCCAATCCATCTTTGTTATTAGACGAAATTTTGACAATTTTGCCATCGGCACCGATAGAGAAAATGTCACCAAGGTCATTCACAATGGTTTTGCCATCTGCACTCATTGACAAAACATACCCATCCGAATCCATTAAAGGCGTGCCATTAGCATCAACCAACATTTGTGTGACACCATCCGGCGCCATTTTTAAGAATGCATTGCCCGGACCTTTCAATAAAGAATCTTCAAGACCATTGGACTTTTCTTCTTTCTCCGGTTTTTCTTCCAACACCTCTTTTACTTTCTTTATCACTTTGTCCTTCAACATGTATTCCACCGAATTTTCATCATATGGATTCACAACGATAATAGAGAATGCCATAGTAGCAATCCAAAAACACACCGAATATATTAAAAACATGTCGCGCGTATTCTTCGGTTTGAATGCTGACAAAATATACACGATTAATCCTAAATAAATAACAACAATAGAGACCAGTTTGAAATATTTGTTTTTAAAGAGGTCAACGCTGGGAAAGAAGTTCTCCAAAGAAAACGGCGGTGAAACAAAGATGCCCGTGCTTATGGAAGATGTGATTGTTTCAAAAAATCTGCCAAACATGCTGGGACTGCTTTGAACAGAATCCGTTATTTTTTTACTTTCTTCTGCAATTTTTGCAACAGCATCAGATGACATTATAATATTGACTATATAATGTGCCCATCAAATTTGCGCAAATTCACAAAATTCATATAGGAATAAATTGATCAATGGATTTGATGCCCCACATTCGCGTTTTGTGCGATTTAAAAGCAATCGAATTGCATTCTTCCGATAGAGAAGACCCCGTTTTCATAGCAAATATCACAAATCGGATGTATGTTGCATCCTCTATCGGTTTGACCAAATTCTCGGAAAAATAATAGAGAAATCCATGGTCATCATGTTCCATCAGACAGTCGACGGGGACAAAAATCTCGCGCAATTCATCCTGTGTTAAACTGTGAAATTTGTCCGTGTCGCAAATATATCCGATATGAGGCATCTCAATCAGTTCGAGCATTCCATCTAAATTGTAGAACCACGGTTGCACAATTGCACATTTAGGAAATGCATCTTCATCAACATCAAACATGTTATGTATATTTTCACAAAGACTGTAATTGAAAACGGATTTCAAGTTGCACAATTCATCTGCCACGGCATATATAAATGAAGGATTCAACCGATGTTTGGTAGTCAATAGAGAAGTGATGTCGAAAAACATATAAATGTCATCCTGTCTGACAATGAACCCTTTGTATGAATTGCTAAACAGGTCTGCCGAACTGTTATCACCCGAGTCAAACAGTGATTGTAATTGTTGTGTGACCTGGGATTCTAAATTTTCTGAGGTGGTGTTTCCCTTTTCGAATTCGACAAAACTAACAGTGCCATCGGTGTCATTCTTCAGGACGGCATACTTGATGAAGGGCAACACGCATGAATGGTCCACATAAAATATGCACAAATTTACCCTGTATGAACTGACATCATCGGGGATGGAATCTGACAAGAATTCAGGGTTTGGATACAAAACCTCGGTGAATTTATGCAAAAAAGGTTCCTCCTGGTTTTTAGAAAAAAACTTGGCATTGTCGTTTTCGTAATCAGACAATGAATATGATGATGATTCCATGTTATTAATATAATAATAAGATAGAAAACAACAATTGCATTCACGCAAAAATTTAGATGCAATATATATAGATGGACACTATTAGGAATCAAACATATCATTTAATGTCAAATCCCACTGCCGTTTCACAAGCATTAATCGGAGTAACTGGAGCAATTTTATTATATTACACATTTCATGATAAAGATGAATCCAAAGAATCTTCCGAAGATTCTTCCAAAGCAACTTCTGACACAGGTGGTTTGTTTGGAATGGGTTCTGAGGAGAAACCCAAAGAGGAGGGAGGGGAAGAAGGAGGATTATTTGGAACGGGTGCTGAGGAGAAACCCAAAGAGGAGGGAGGGGAAGAAGGAGGATTATTTGGAATGGGTGCTGAGGAAAAACCCAAAGAGGAGGGAGGAGAAGAAGGAGGATTGTTTGGAACGGGTGCTGAGGAGAAACCCGAAGAGGAGAAAAAGGAAACCATCGGAGGCAAAAAAAAGAAGACTCGCAGAGACCGAAAACGC